ACATGGCAACCTTCGAACACCTACCGAAGAAAGGAAGTTGACCGTGAAGACTGAGCACACCCGAGGATTGAGAAAAGGTCCACTTTCCATCTTCCCAATCCGCACCCCACGCGATACGCGCACTCACAGGATCGTGTAAACCCAACTGTTCGATGACTTCACGTTTTACCGTGTCTGGATCGGACCCAGTGATTTCTTCGGTGAGATGACAAATGACACACGAAACTGTTTTTCCATCCGAAAGAACTTTAGGTTGTATTTTCCATCTCGTATTGGCCGCTATCTCGAGATCCGTCTTGATGTGTACGGGTTCATCATAATCGAGGAGAATATTAATCGCACCGTACGTACTTTCTCGAACCTTTTTCTCAGCGTCGGGACCCCAATTGTTTCCTAAAAATTTGATGGCAGGACTATTATCCAAACACAGGAACAACATTCCATCGTCTATGATTTTCTCATCCATGAAGGTCGCGACGTACGCATCTTCACTGTATTGTACATCTTTCAGTTCCACGCCGAACACAAAGTTGGCACCGGCATCGAGGAGGGCTTGCTCCATGGCATCGCACATGAACTTACCGGATGCGAGTTGTGTGTGAGGTGTGGATAAACCCACGTGATCCAGATTTTTTACAAATTCGTAGGCGGACATCACTTCCCACGTAACACCATCCATGATGAGAGGAAGGTGTTCGATACACTTTTGACCTTCTTCGGTGAGAGTACCGAGAGCGTCTTTGACAGAAATGCTCTTGTACTTTTCGGGCTGAGCGAGAACCCGAACGAAAAAGGAAACGAGTGTTCCATAGTCTCTGAGTCGTAAAGAACGAAGAACGTAATTGATATGTTGACCATTGTCTTTGGGTTTAAAGAAATCGTTCCAATCGATTCCCATCTCCTCGAACAGAGACATGGTGTTTATGAACGCCTTGTCAAAGACAATCCTGTGGGCGTGAAGGTCTCTGTACTCGGTGCTCGGTTCCCACCATGAGCCTCCCGCTGATACTTTTTTATCGTAGATGACAATTTCGTGTTCACCCGACCTAAGTAATTCCCATGCGAGTGACATACCAGTTGGTCCCGCTCCGACAATATGAATCTTCATTCTATTGTTAACTAACAAAATATCTAAGGGCTTATAGAAAAAAGTATACTGCTATTGTAAGATATGTTGTCTGTACTCAGCCAACATTCAGTGGGGGTGCCACCTGTCAAGTTGGCGGGAAATCAAAGAGTAAAAACATGGAAATTTGCAGCCAAATTTTTATGGAAGGAACGATTTGTGGAAGACAAGGCCGAACTTGGAAAGTGGACGAAGGGTGAGCTGTTGGAGCTCGGACCCACTTTTGTAAAATTAGGACAAATAGCATCGACACGAGGAGACCTGTACCCTCCCGAGTTTACACGAGAACTCGAATCTCTTCAAGACAATGTTCCAGCTTTCGATTACAATCTCGTGAAGGACAAACTGGACATGGACATCTTTAAAAGTTTTGAAGAGACTCCTTTCAAGTCGGCGAGTATAGGTCAGGTTCACAAGGCTGTATTAAAAAATGGGAAGCACGTTGTTGTAAAATTAAAGCGACCGGGGATCTATGACACCATGAAATCGGATACCAACACGGTTCGAAAAATCTTAAAGTTTTTTCAGAGTATAGGTATCGATACCGGAAACAGTTCGGATTTTGTACTCAACGATTCCATCGAGTATCTTTTAGGTGAGGCTGATTATAAACAAGAGGTTGAAAATGCCATAATGTTTCGAAAGGCTCTCAGAGACGTCGATTGGATCAAGATCCCCCGTGTGTATAAGAAATACTGTACCGATGAAATGATCGTCATGGAATATGTACCAACAGAGAAGATCACCGAAATTAAGAATCGAAAAATTAACAAGAAAAAGGTGTGTGAAGCTCTCGTTAATTCGTATGTAATTCAGACTATGGATGTAGGTCTGTTTCACGCAGATCCTCACCCCGGTAACTTGGGTGTTTCCAAAAATGGAAAACTTGTATTTTATGATTTCGGCCTACTCATCAAACTCAGTGAAGAACTTCAAAAAGGTTTCAAGGATCTTTTTATTTGTATCATTAATCGAGACACGAAAGGTATAGTCAACATCTTGATAGGGTTAGGTGTTATCGTACCAACTTCATCAGACGTTGCGGATATCGAATTGTTCTTCGAAAACATCTTGGGATACCTGGAGACCCTCGACGGTGGTGCCATCCTGAATGACGACTTGGCGACGGAACTCGCGATGGAGAAGCCATTCGTCGTTCCCACCAGTTTCGTGTACTTGGCAAAATCTTTTTCTCTCATCGAGGGAATATGTCTCCAATTGGATCCTGATTTTGATTACTTCACGTATCTGGAGCCCATGCTTCAACAGCAGTTTCTCGAATCTATCGACATCGGTGAGATACTGATGACGACAACCACCATACCCTCCACGATCGGTAAAATAAATGCGTCTGTTGTGGGCTTGGAAAAGTCCAGAGCAGCGATGAAACGATCGATAAGCAAGACAAGACAGGACATACAGGTTGTACAATACAGCGTGGTATGCGCTCTATTGGCTCAACAACTGGGTGATACCCCGTTGGCTATGATTTTTGTTTTGTGTACGTTATGGTTTACTTTTCGAAAAGGTCGATAGAGGTAGACTTGGCGGACTTGGTAGGCTTCTTCTTCTTGAATATATCCTGATGCTGCTTGAAAATGTCCTTCGCACGCTTTTCCTCGTCACGGGCGATGTCCTTGAGGCGATCCTTGATTTTCTCGACTTCACCCTTCCTTTGCTTTTGTACCTTCTTGCCCACCTTCTTGAACTTGTCTGTAATAGCGTATGTCGTATTAGCCGTAATAGCGAACATGTTTGTTGTAATCTAAGGACATTTAATTTTTAACCTTTTTACTTTCTCCTCGAACTCTCTCCGTTCCCCTGGTGAATCGATCGGCGTCCCATTCGCGATCGCTTCAATTTCAGGTCCGGTGAGTTGCATGGCATTTACTCGAAAGTCCATGAATGCCTCCATGGTCATGGGTACGAGGGGTTGTACGAGTTTGAAGATGGCATTCGCGTAGTCTCGAATCTCCTTTTGGGCGTGATGATCCATTCTCAGTCGCAAAAAGTGCATGAGATTATGGAGATCCATCTTCCACACGAAGGATGTATAGGTCGATTGGGGGAGAACACCCCGTGCCTGTTCCCTACACACACCCTTCTCGAGTAAGTTCTGGTACAACTTGAATGCATTCTGTTGTTGAGCGGAGATGACATCGAGCATCTCGTCACCGAGTTCGATGACACCCTCCGACCCCTGATGATTGACTTCAGATTGACCCCTGTAAAACTCTGGGACGTAATACTCTTCATCGACGATGGAGTATCGAGCGGACATTTCATTCACGGATGCAGTCCTGTGTCGAAGCCACTGACGCGCGATATAAATGGGTGCCTTGATACGAAACTTGAACGTCACCAACTCGAAAGGGCTGGTGTGTGCGTGGCGAAGAAGGTACCGGATAAGACCGCGGTCGCCACGCGTCGTCTTTGTACCCGTTTGGTAACTGACACGCGCACCATCCACGATAGCCTTATCTAGATTTTCCTGGGGCATGTGTTCTACGAGTTCAACGAACCCATGATCCAAAACTTTTTCCATTATACACAACTATCCGTTTATTTCTTTAATCAACTCGTTGAGATCCCGATAGTATCTTTTGAGATCTTTCATGAATCTTTTATTATTTTCCAAAACTTCACATTCTGGTTTGTTCAGATAAATCCATGCCAAATTTGATTTTGAATATTTTGTCGCTTTTTGATTTTCATTGGGTCGTCGAGCGACCAACTTTGTCGTTTTTTTCTTCTTAGATGCGGGTACCACTTCAACCCTGTTGACGAACGAGAGAGCTTGCATCACCGTGTCGGCGAGGTCATCCTTCTTTTTAGATTTTTCGAAAACAGGTAACCAGTGTGCATTTGTAGGTCCATTCCTGATAAAGGCTTCACACCTCTCGATGGAGACCTTCTTCCTCTTATTGTACTGTGCTTTACCTGGACCGGCGACATCTGGAATTTTGTGACGTGCATCGTAGAGGATGGTTTCAGCTTTGGGCGACTTAATGATAAAGTACGCATAAAGAAAGTGCATGACGCTCACCATTTTCTTGTTACGTTCGGGTTGCTTCTCGATGAGAATCGTATCTGCCGTGAGTACCCATGGTCGCGCGTCGAGGTGGTCACGCATGGCGACGTACACACCGTCCTTGTGTTGCGGTGGAATTCCATCGACATCCCACTCTCGCACGAGGTTTCCACTCTTCTCATCCAAGAGACACATCGCCAAATTCCTTATACCCACATCGATGCTGAGAATCATTAAGTTAAAGGACTGGTACCTCTTTAAGTTAATGAAGTGTATCGCACATAGAGGATACTCCCTCACTCACATCGATAATAGTATCGAAGCTATACGGGAAGCTGTGCACAGGGAGTACGACGGAGTGGAGATAGACATACAACTCTGCGGTTCGGGTGAGATTGTACTGTTTCACGATGTATACGTCGGAAACCATTTCATTCGTGATATGAACATAGACGAACTGAGACAGTTGGGTGTGTGTTCACTCGAGGACGTCTACGATCAAATTCCAGAAATAAAAGATACGCTTCTTCTTCTCGACATAAAAGGTAATAACTTTCAAATCACACAGGCACTCGAAAAGTTTTATGAAAAACGTTCGACACGTAATGTTATATTTTGTAGTTTCAATCGAAAACTGATTTATAGTCTTCCGGAAATGTTTCAAAAAGGTTCGACATTCGAGACGACATTTAATCAGGATGAATACGATTCGATAACTCGAGGTCTAAAAGCAGTTGTTCTTCACTGGACATGTTTAGACCATGATTTCATCTCGTACTGTAAAATGAAAGACATACAGGTTTATACGTATACACATAAGGAGGACAAAGAGTTGGAATATATGTATAAGTATGGTGTTGACGGGATTATAACAAATGGATTCTAAAACTTAGCCATGGCACCCCTACCCATGTTCTG